ATATGTATGCTCGGTATCCGATGACTCCAAAACAAAAATGTCGCCTTCCTTGAATGAGGATATAGATAAATCTAATTTCTCCTCATCTTTGTTCAACAACTTGACCCCATTGATGTCTTCTTCGAATTTATAACCTAAGTAAAACATTGAACTCACGAGTTCTCCAAATCATGTACATGTAACTGGATCAATGCATAATGGAGAACCTTCATTAGGTCTTTACGAGCATCATCCTCAGTACCTTTCTTACCATACCGTTGTGCATACTTCAACACGTTTCCAATACAAAACCCTGTACCATGACCACCGTCAACAATAAATTCAGTCGCCTGAAACTTGTCTTTGGCATAATGCTGATTGTATGTCGCATCGATATATTGTTTGAACTCATCAATCAACTTACCTTCACTAAACTTATAGTCCACAGTACTAATATCAGCAGCTTCTCGCATTGTTACACCGTTCGAGTATCTCTCAAACTCTACCGTCTCATTAGTATAAGGTGGAGTGTGTGCATAAATCGTTTTACTCATATTACCATTCTCTCAATATAGTTGTGCCTAACATAAACAATGAAACCGTGTTCAACATAATCAACGCACGGTCTTTCCATATAACAGATACCCAAGTCCATAGTATAATGCCTGCGAACCCGATTGTCAAGTCATACATGCGATAGTCTGGTCCGGCAGATCGCATCGCCATTGAAATTAAAATCAAAATAGAAGCGACCCACTTGAGATACCAATCGAAGTCATCGGGGTACCACGAACGATCCGGTTTAGTTCGACCATCTGCTCTTACTTGAGGGTCTCCGTTCACGATTTACTTCCGATAGTACGACGAACGATATCGTTGTGATTGAACTCTGCCCAATACAACTCAAATGCAACTCCGTCTTTGAGACCTTCGAACTGGTGAATCTTTCCTGGCTTGACTTGAGTGAACTCTCCCGCACGTAGAATGGTCTCATCGACAAGACCGTCTTGGTCATCTTGCCATACGCGCACGATCATCTCACCAGATTCTACGAAGAACCCGTTCCACTTATATTCATGGAGATGTTCGGAGCACTTGAAACCTTTCTTGTATTCGATACGATGAAACTCTAGAACGCCATTCGCATGAATGAGTTCTGTCTGTCCCCAAATCTTTCCTGCCTTCATAGTCATACTACTCTCACTGGATCATAATTATTGGTGCGAAAGGAGAGACTCGAACTCTCACGCCGTGAAGCACTGGTACCTAAAACCAGCGTGTCTACCAATTCCACCACTCTCGCATATTGGCTGGCAAGGCAGGGCTCGAACCTGCGACCAGATGATTAACAGTCATCGGCTCTACCAACTGAGCTACTTGCCAATAAAAACTTCACTATTTGATAAACATTGTATCATAGTAATACCTGTCTGTCAATAGCGAATGAAATATTTATTCTCCTACCGCTGCTCTTGCAACTAATTCTTCTTGTGTCACCTTACGACTCACAAGTTCGTTACGAAACTTTTGCTTCAACTTTGGGGTGCGACACGACAAGAACTCTTTCCACAGATTGTCTGAAGACAAATTCTTTACGTAGAACCTTTGGGTTGTTGTCTTTCCAGTCATCCGATCTTTGTTGACTGTATCTTCTTTATACTTAATTGGCATTCTTACCTCACATTTTAAAATAGGGTAACGCAACATTTTCTACGTTAACTTCGCTTTCTTCTTCAGCGCCACACCAAGAACATTCCTGTCCTCTGGCAACGTAGATATGACCATCGTGCATACAATGATGACTCCACATGACCGTGCGCATGTTCATATAGAAGCATTCGTTGAACACTTCGTCCCACACTTTATTGCCTGTTTTGGAAATAGGTGACTGTGCAATATCCATTTCTCTCTCCAACTAATGGTATCCCGTAGGGGACTCGAACCCCTGTTACCGCCGTGAAAGGGCGGTGTCCTAACCTCTAGACGAACGGGACACTGTTCACTGTATCCTTTCTATTAGAATCGTGACTTCTCCTAGAAGCCCTCTTACTGTAATTACCCAATCAAAGACATCAACGTGTACTGTATCATATTGATAGTCTTTAGTCACTTCATCAGCAGCGCGGTCTATTGCTCTTTCTGCGTCACCGTACACACATATAAGTCCACCTGTGTGATCGTACAATATATATGCATTATTTACCTCTACTTCTTCCGGAAACAATCCTGTTGGAAGAGATGCATAATCGATTGACATTTTTATCCCTCTTTGTAGAAAATATGGTCTCCTATTCTACCTACTAATCGCATCCTTTCATGAGTGCTCCACGAAGGATTTACATAATTGGCATGATAATGAGTAGACCCCTCTGTTATACCATTGTACTTACGGAAGAAAATCATATCTCTTGCTACATCTTTTGCACGTAACCACGAGTATGTTTCTAACGGTTCATCTGCAAGACCGTCACAATACCAACTAAACTGACACATATTGCGCCTTGGTATCTCTAGTCCTCTATCAAGTCCCCATTGACTCAGTACTGCCTGTTTAACTACTCCACAGATAGTCGATGGGTAACGTCGGTCTTGTACACGGTTTAGAGTAACATCCGCAACTGCGTACTGTCCCGCAACACTTTCACTTCTTGCCTCATGGTATATATTCAAAGCTAAACACTCAACTTCGTCATTATCTTGCATCCGTGGTGTTTCGGCATGTGCAAGTGTAATATATCCTATAAAACCAAGAATAGATAGTGCTATTGACAAACGTATCATAAACATCTCCAGCTGAATTTATAGAACCATTATACACTTCTTTTGAGAAGATGTCAAACAGTTTTCCGTAAAAGTTTTAGATATTTTGCTAACTGCTTCTTCTGTTTAGGACTAGGGTTATCTCCCGCCTTCGCCAAAAGAACAGCATACTCTCTTGCAATGTTTGATTGATAACTCAAGATACACCTTCCACGCTAAAGTAACCACATACCGTCTTGATAGCAGATATGATTTCTTCATCTTCTTTGGGGCACAAATGGGGGATTGTATCTGATAAATTTCTGACCATCAATCGATCAAGACTTTCATCATCAACTTCTAACTGAACTAGCATAAACACCTCAGTGGTTCTTTGTAATGTGAGAGTAATTATACTATATTATGATGGGTGTGTCAACTACCTTTTAGATTTTTTCGTTCTGCTGCTATCCACTTTTCTGCTTTCTTAGAGACAGGTTTGTCAGTGAATTTCTTTGCATCGCGGTATGCAGTCAAAGTTTCTTTCTCGTAGTTCTTACCTTGAGAGTTATCGACCACCAAGAAGTTAGGTTTACCGAACATGCGCTGGAATTTACCAATGTTACGTTGCACTAACTTCCAATATTCAGTTACACCCTTCTCTCCTAGAGTACGTGGTCGCATTGCGTCACGAGCGATAGCAGTTTCGAGATCGGTGTTAACGAAAATCATTGCGACATCATAACCCATCTCTTTTAGTTTCTTTGCTTGAGTTGCGACCTTGTCTGGATCTTTACCAGTACCATCGATCACTAATCCAAGACGACCTTTTAAGTATCTTGCTTCTTTGGTACCAGTAAGTTTTTTAGCCTTACCACGAACCTCTTGTCCCTTTGGTGAGAAGATGTTGTCTGGAGTCATGTCCATACCAATCTTCTTCATTCCAGCCTCGAACGCATCGTCGGAGTTTACAACCTTATAACCAAAGGACTGTAATCCAGTTTTACCGACAATGAAAGATTTACCAGAGCCAGGACCACCCGCAAGGAAGATCGCCTTGAAGATTGCTGGATCATTTACACCTTCGTCGAGAAAGGACTTAAAAGATATCATCTTACTTATTCCAGATTTCCATTGAAGCTTCGATTAGGTCAGCCTTTCTTGTAGGGATACGACCTTTCGAATCTTTTAATTTGGTTTTGTTTTCTTTGACATATGTCTTTAGTTTAGGCACTGTCATTCTTGAAAACTCTTCTCTTTGCTCTTCTACAGTAGGACCGCTTGTATTTTTTACTGGTTTAGAAGGTTCTATATCCTTCTTTCTAGCAACATAAAAAAATGATGCGATTACTACTAAAAAAATAATTCCAACTATTGCATTATTATCCATTTCTTACTCCAAATATTTCAGTTGATTTTACAATGTTATTTATATAATTTATTGACTAGACTTAGCGAAGATTTCGTGTAACTGGTTTGCGAACACTTTTTGTGTTCTTTCGCCTGGATGTCCATGCTCTTTAATATTATTTAAAGAGATACCTATACTGTACAGATCCTCACCGTGACCCATACCAATACGACTAGTCTTTTTCAGATTAGTTATAGATTGTGTCAACCACTCTTTGTAGTCTGGAATAGATTCTATACGTCTTTCTTTATTTTGTATTTTGCCTGAAGCATCATCTGGACATTTATCTGACAATATAGACATTATGTTAGACCAGTTTCGTTTATGGAAAACTCCCTGAACTAGAGTTATTCCTTTAGCCTCACATATAACCTCTAGAGCTTTCATTTTGCTGAGAGTATGCATGATGTCGGTCTTAGAGTCATATGCCTCATCAAACATATATTTGTAAGCACGTCTCCATTCTTTATCATAAATGGTTTCAGTACGAAGCTGTGAAAACTGCGTGACATTATTCTGACGACCAATATCCTTATCACGTTCCTTCGGCATATACTCTACAACTTCTTTGCGTTGCCATGCGGACCATATTACAACTACATGAGTGACCTCATCTTTGTAAGGGTGAGAATGCAAAAAGTCCGTAATTTCACGAAATATTTTATCGTTACATGCACCGCAAAAACCACGGTTAGAATACTCGATACCAAGTTTCTTAGCAAGCAGGTGAGTAAAAGTATATTCCCAATGGGTAGGTGGAGACTCATCCCAACCTTTAAGTTCGTCTCCCCAGACGAAACTACATCCAGCTGTTACCAACATTAATTCTTCTCTTTATAGTCTTTGATAGCAGCTTTAATCGCATCTTCTGCGAGTACACTGCAATGAATTTTTACGGGCGGAAGTGCGAGTTCTTTGGCGATGTCTGTATTACGGATATTCCCGGCGTCTTCAATATCTTTGCCTTTGACCCACTCTGTGAGTAGAGAACTAGAAGCAATAGCACTACCACAACCATAAGTTTTGAATTTAGCATCTTGAATAATTCCATCATCACCGACAAGGATCTGGAGTTGCATAACGTCACCACACGCGGGTGCACCGACCATGCCAGTACCGACGTTGTCGTCTTCTTTATCCATCTTCCCCACGTTGCGTGGGTTCTCGTAATGGTCTAGAACCTTGTCGGAATACATTACTGAAATAGTTCCTCATACAACTCATAAACTTCATTAGCCTCTGTGCGAGACTCTTCCATGTTTTGTTTATGGTAGATAGTCGCAAGTTTACGGAAGTGCTTCTTATCAACACCGTACTTCTCGTTAGTGACATCTACGATATCTTTCATCAATTCTTTCTCAGCATCGATACGCAACATGCTGTCAGACATCTCTCTAATCGCGTCTGCGACTTTCTTTTTATCTT